TATCCTCATGGCTTACTTCAAAAGCTATTTTATCCGGTCTAAAAACCCTCTTAAAAAAGCCTTCTATTTTTCCTGCTACCTTCTTAGTTCTGTTTTGTGTAATCTCTACTCTCTGCTCTTTTTGCTGCTGTGTTTCTCTTGGCTTATAGTTCACTACTAAACTACCATATGAGGCCTTATCTCCTGCTACTATTGTTTTATAAAATTGAGCATTATCTACTACATGAGTATAATACTTATGAGTAAAACCGTTTATTACTTTTATTGTTCTGTTATCCATTTTATTTATTTTCTTGCTAGGTATCCTATAGAATTAGGATTACATATAAAATACTCGAATGCTTGCAACATATGGCCATGCATCTCTACCCCTCCCTTAGTTTTTGGTTTAGCTAGTTTGCCATTTGCATCTGCTGTGCATTCCTCAAAATCCTCTATCAATTCACTACAGATCGGACTAATCAAAACTCTTACAGGTAAGCTACCACTAAGTACCTTATTTAAAAATACTCTCCTGCCTAGCATTCCCTGCCCTATGCTCCTATACTTTGGATTACTTTTGGGTATTCTCTTAGTAACATTATTTTTTCCTGTCTCAGATAGCCCACTAATCAAGTCACTAAAAAGAGTTTTTGTTTTTATCGTTCCGGCAGCAGAGCTAATACCTGTATTACTGTTTCCGGATGCATCCCCATATAGGAAAAATCCATTCTTGATAGTTGGATATTTTAGCTCTATCTCTCTGCCTAAACTTTGGGCATCATTGATAGGAGATTTAAGAGCAAATTTATCTATTACTGTTACCTCCCAAAACTCACTATATCCATTCCATACATCACCCTCTACATACTCCATCTGTACCACTAAACCCGTCATGTAAGGAGAGGTATTAAAATCCACTGTATAATGTAAAGGTAAGTATTTTTTATAACTTATTTCTTTTACTATACGACCATAGTTAAATCCTGTTGCATATACTCTAGATTGATTAGGTTTTGGATTCTGTTGGTATAGGGCATCAAACGTACTAGGGTCGGCATTCGCTGTATCTATTACATCCTTTTTGCTGTGCCTCTGTGGCCATAGTACTCCTCCATATTCTCTAGGGTCTATGTGTTGGGTAATGGAGGGATTTATAAATACCTTTGTTTTTTTTATTGCTTCTAGTTTGAGTATCTCAAAGCTGTTAGGGAATGCCTCTAGGATTCTACCGGATAGGTCACCTTTTGACCATCTAGTCATAGTTACCAACTGCTTGCTATCTTTGTGCAGTCTAGCTCTAGCTACCTTCATATACCACCCCCATTTACGTTCTTGGTCTGTTAGGCTGTTTCCTTCTACCTCATCCTTAACAGGGTCATCTATCAATAATACATCTACAGGGAAACCGGATAAAGGGCCTCCTACTCCTACAGATTTTAAGCTACCTTTTTTGCCTACTATTTCAAAAATATCTGCATTATTTAGATACTCTCCTTTAGCAGAGTTTTTAACATTCTTAGAGGATAGAGTAGTAGCAGGGAAAATAGCACCATACTCCTCAGATTGAATTATCCGTTTTACATCTCTGTTAAAACTAGATGCTAAATCTGCTGCATAGCTACAAATAGCTATCCTTAAATCCGGATTGATACCAAGCAAGTAGCTAGGTAATCTCCTACTAGTTAGCTCACTTTTGCCATATTGAGGAGGCATCCAAACCATAAGCTTTGTTATCTCTCCATCTACGAACGCCTGTATATAATCGCATAAAATTTGATGGTGCCAGTTAGCTCTATAATCCTTTTTGGTATATTCAACAAACGCTAAAAACTCTCTTTTAGCTAGTTCTACATACAAAGCATCTAGCTCTCTATTTGCTATCTCCTTCTGTATCTTCTGTATCTTGGTTATCTTCTTTTGCTGCCTCTTGGATTCTCCTTTTAAGCTCATCAGTAGAAAGTTTAGTTAAATCTTCCTCTAGATTATTTTTGTAGATGTTAACTGTGGTATCTACTTTATTTGGATTTAGTTTAGCCTGTTCCTCATCGCTAGAGCATAATTTATAGAGTGCTAAATTTAGTGCTGCATTATCTGTACCTCTCCATTTTTTACGGAGTTTTACCTTCTCCTCTATTTTGTTTTCCTCTAATAATTCTAATATAGAGTCTAATTTGTTTAGATTATTTAGATAAAATGTACCTCTATTGCATGGCAGATATGATATAACCTCCTCTAAAAAGATTAGTTTATTTTTCTTTATTGCTTCTATAGCTTTTTTCTCTAGTTCCTTTGCATCGTAGGCCATAACTATATATTTTTTATCTCTATCCTATCTCTGTGGCTTCTATAGTTGGATTCCCTAGGAGGTAGCATCTGTATCCTCCTCATCTAGAACATCCTTTTTAATTAGCCTTATTGCATCTGCTAGCTTTTGGCCTAGAGGTTTAGAGATTACATTTAATTTAATCTGTACATCTATGGCTATTCTTAGGCCTTCTATAGCATTGGTATTATCAGTCATTAGTTTTTTTTTGATAGGTTATAATTTTTATCCATCTCCTCTGCTACTGCCTCTGCTATTTCCTCCTCTCCATCTGTTAGCTCTATTTGTTGTACAGCAGCATTAAAGGCATTCATTAGCCTATTTTCTCCTGCTGTATATCCTCCTCTCTTTGCTGCCTGTTTATGTATTCCATCCACAGAGTACAGGAGGAAATATTTAATAGTATCTGCACTAAGTAGGGATAGCTTTAATGTTATCTCATTTCTTTTCTTTTCCATATTTATAAAAAGAGGTAGGAATACGATAACCTACCTCTCAAATTTAAAACCCGTAATACACAAACAAAAAAGGCCTCCTATTGGTGGAATTATTCTAAAACAATCAATAGAGCATTGATTTAAAAGTTATAAAATAATATAAGAGGCCTTGATAGTTGATTAGACAATTTACTCAAACCTAAAATTATTACACTTGTAATATAAGGCTTTTTAGTCGCATTATCAATATTTTAACACTATTTATCCTTATTTTTAGATGCAGCTATGGCCTCCTCTATTGTTGTAATTAGGTCTACTACTAACTGCCAGTAACCCCAAAATCTACGCCAAGGGCCTAAATCCTTTAGAGCATTTATTTTCTCTATTAATGCTCCTTGGAACTCCTTTTGTTCCTTTATTAGATTGCTGTTATCCTCCTTTAGTTGGATGTTTTCTGCTATCATCTCCTGTATCTGTGCTGCTGTCATAATGTTGTTGTTATTGTGGTTATTAATCATCCTTATTATCATCTATGGTAAGTTAAAAAAAGGAGATACTCCTACCTCCTTTATCCATAAAACAGAATTACTCAAACAATTAGGTTAAAAAATAAAATAATTATTTGAAATAAAAAGGAGAGTCTTTTACTCTCCTGTATCTTTTTTTGTTTTGTTATATAGCCATCTCTTTAGTATCTGCCCTATGTAGTTGTTTAGGCTTCTACCTTCTTTATCTGCCTCCTTTTGTATTTTCTCTACTACTCCTGTAGTTTGTTTTGTCTCTACAAATCTAAAATTGTTTCTTTGTTTCATTTTATTTCATTTGTTACCATAAAGATACAAAAATTATCATTATATTTATATTTTCTTAATCAAAAAACTAGAATTATGAACATATTTTATAATAACTACCGGCAGCAGAAGGAGCTAGAGGATAGTAAGGAGGAGGAGATAGATAGGAGTTTTAGGCAGCAGATGTACCCTGTCTTTGTTGCTGCTAATTTGGCCAAATTTATAATACATCTGCTATCTTTTAGTGCTGCTGTTATCCTTCCGGCTTATGGCTTTGAGCTACTATTTAACTCCTTCTATCTTGGTTTAATAGTTGGTTTTGTTATGGTTTTGGTATTTATAGAGCTACCAAAATGGAGTACTATTAACACTATTTTTGAGAATTATGTCGATAGCAAAATAATTAGCTATGGCCTCTCCTTATTTGCTGTTTGTTTAATCGCTCCATCTATCGCATCCTCTACCTTTGGAGTACCTTTATTAGTAGCTAGGTTATCTCCTGCTGCTGCTACTATTAATTTGGATGATATAGAGGAGAAGCATAAAAAGAAACGATTAGAGGCAGTTAATTACTTTGAACCACAGATATACAAATATGATAAAGAGGCTAAAGAGTTTTTTAAGAAGTACAGCAAGTATTATAAATCTGAGGATAGAGTTAGGCTATCTAGTGTATATACGGCAGATAGTGATAGTCCCTATAACAAACTACTAGCAGCACATAGCACAGCACAGGAGAGGCTAAATATTAGGATAGATAGCATAGATAGTAGGTTATCTGTAGAGATGGCAGCAGCTATAGCAGATAATAGGATTATAGTACAGGAGCATAGATTTAAAAAGGATAATGCAGGAAATATAGCATTTTGGTTAATGCTTGTTTTGGAGCTATGCTATATCCTTATTGTTTGGGGAGTAAAGTACTATGAGGATAGAGGTAAAAAGGAGAGAAGAGGGCTAAATATCCCTACTGGAGGAGAAAAAAGAACAGAAAAAAGAGGAGAAAAGAAGCAGAAGAAGAAAACAGAAAAGAAGGAGAAACAAGCTCCTACTAACCAAGAGGTTAAACAAGGAATACAGATATCCTATGCAGAAAATAGGCAGAATAGAGAAGGAGTAGAGGGCTATTTTGATGCAGAAAATCAAACAGTATTAATAAGGCTGAAAAAAGGAGTAAATAAGGGATTATTAATGCCAAAGAATAAGAAGGAGATAGAGAAGTATATTAAAAATGCATCCTCTCAAAACTCCAAAAGAACTAAATTTTATAAATCCATTTTAAAAAACTTTGATAATGATTAAGCTACTAATTATAATCTACTCTTTGCTTACTATTTGGATGCTTTTGGAGCTATTTAAGTACTTCTATGGGGATAGGGTAAAGGCTTACATTAAGCTACAGATAGAGATACTAGAGGCAGAGAAGATACACAGGATAAACCAACAAAATAACAAGCTAAAAGAACTAGAACGGGCTAAGGTTTTGGAGGTAGAAGTAGAGGAGGTTAATGGCCTTGAATGGTCTGTAT